TGCCTTGGCTGCTTCAGTCAACATTGGTGGAGTTGCATTTGATGGTACTACATCAATCAGTCTTCCAGGTGTTAATACAGCAGGTAACCAAGATACATCTGGTACTGCTGGTACTGCAACACAGGCAGTCAATCTTAATAATCATAATACTGCTGCTCTTACAGAAGGTACAAATCTTTACTACACAGAAGCAAGAGTACAAGCAAAACTTGATAATGCTTTTGAACAACTCAGTGCAATGCTTAACAACCTTGCAACTTCAACTACTTTAACATTGAATCTATCTGGAGACCCAACACCAGGTTCTGTTACAACTATTGGTTCTATTACTGCTAGTGGTCTTGGAGGATTCTCCAATGCAACTGGAGTAGCAACCTCTGGTGGTACTGGTTCTGGATTAACTGTTAATACTACTGTTGACGGAAATGGTGCTATTACAGGTCTTGCACTTAATGCTGCTGGTAATGACTACTTAATTTCTGACACACTAACAATAACCAACCCAAATCTAGGTGGTGTTTCTGCTCTTAACTTGGGTACATTGGTTGGTGGTACTGGATACACTACAGCAACTGGTGTTGCTACATCATCATCTGGTTCAGGAACAGGTGCTACACTTAACATCACAGCATCTGGTGGGGCAATCATTAACGTCTCTGTTAATAATGCTGGTTCTGGATATGCTAACGGTGAAACACTAACCATTACTAACGCTAACGCAACTGGTGTTAAGACTTTTGGTTCTATTGCTTCTGGTGGAACTGGATATACTGCAGCAAATAATATTACAACACAGACAAATGGTTCTGGAACTGGGTTAGTAGTTAATATTACAGGTGTTACTAACGGTGTTATTGACGGTCTTGGTATTGCTGATGATGGTACTGGTTATGCTGCTTCTGATACAATCACTATCGTCAACTCAAATGCAACTGGAGTTAATACTCTTGGTTCTATCAGTGCTGCTGGTACTGGATATACTGAGGGTACATTCAACAACGTTGCTACAACCTCATCTGGTTCTGGTACAGGATTGACACTTAACATCACTGTTGATGCAAGTGGAAATGTTACTGCTGCTACAATTAACACAGATGGATCTGGTTATGCAAACTCAGAAGTTATAACTATAGCAGGTGGTAATGGTGATGCACAGACTTCTGTATCTGCTATTCATGGAAATGGAGCTCAAGTACAGGTTTCTGCAATACACGGTAATGGTTCTTCATTGAATACTGCTTCAGTATTTGTTAATGCAACCTTCACACTATCTGACATCGCAACGATGGAAGTGGGTGCAACCGTTACAGGTGGTACTTCAGGTTCAACAGGAGTTATCACTGCTCTAGGTGCTACTTCAGTCACCGTTGATAATGTTGATGGATTCTTCAAGAAGGGAGAAACCGTTGGTGCTAATGATGTTACTAACTTGACTATCCAATCATTCGCTTAAGATAAATGTCAGCTACAAGACCAGCAACTAAAACTGAGTTAAAAGATTATGCTCTTCGTAGATTAGGATATCCTACGATAGACATTAACGTTGCTACTGAGCAACTAGATGATCTAGTAGAAGAAGCAATTGATTACTATCAAGAGTATCACTATAATGGAAGTTCTAGAAAATGGATGAAGATAGAAGTTACTGATGCAATTAAAACTGCTGCAAAATCAGAAACTCAACAAGGTTCTACTGCTTGGTATGGTGTTAATAACTATGTTTCTACACCACCTGGAATGCTAGGTATCAATCATGTGTACACAAACATTGGTGCATCTAGTATAGTTCCTGGTAACATATTTAATATTAAGTACCAAATCTTTTTGAATGATATCTATGCTATGACTCATGGTCAGATATTACATTATTATATGACTTCTCAGTATCTTGAGACTTTAGATTGGGTAACCAATTCTCAAGCTAATCGTAGAATTGGATGGAATGAGCATGGAGGTAAGTTAAGTCTTGATTTTGATTGGGATGATATTACTACTGGTGATTATATTATGGTTGATTGTTTAATGCGTCAAGACCCAGAAGAAAATACAGGAATGTATAATGACAACTGGTTGAAAGATTATGTGGAAGCACTCTTCCAACAACAGTGGGGTCGTAACTTAAGTAAGTATGATGGCATTCAAATGCTAGGTGGTGTTACACTTAATGGTCGCCAAATCTTAGAGGATGCTTCTACATTCAAACAAGATATGGAGAAAGAACTTCGTGATCGTTACGAACTACCACCTATAGATTTAATAGGATAATATGGCATATTCTAATACACCAGCACAGGATTATGTACAGTCAGACTATACTAATTCTGCACGATTGAATATTAATGGTTCTGCTCAAGAGCAGAAGTTCATGGAAAACCTAGTTGTAGAAAGCATTGAAATTTACGGGCAAGATATTTACTACGTGCCGAGAACTATTGTCAACCGTGATAACGTCTTCGGAGAGGACTCTGATGGCAAATTTGAAAGTGCCAAAGCGATTCGTGCCTATGTCAATAATGTTGAAGGATGGGAAGGCCAAGGCGAACTTCTTACGAAGTTTGGAATCCGCATCGAGGATAAGACAACGTTTATATTCTCCCGTGAAAAATTTAAAGAAAAGGTTGATGACTCGACTGTACTCAATGTCGAAGGAAGACCCAACGAAGGGGATTTAATTTGGTTCCCTATAACTAGACATCTATTTGAAATTAAGTTTGTAGAAGTCGAACGTCCTTTCTACCAGTTAGGTAAAGGGTATGTTTGGGAATGTCAGTGCGAACTCTTCGAGTACAGCGATGAGGAGATTGATACTGGTCTTGCAGATCTTGATGCTATAGAAACTGCATTTGCAAATGCTATTACAGTTGGTCTAGTTGCTGGTGGTACTGGAGACTTTACTGTTGGGGAAACAATTACAGGAGGAACATCAAATGTTACGGCTGAGGTTAAGTCTTGGGATAGTGCTTCTAGGACTCTCATCGTTATCAACCGTTCTGGTACATTCACTGTACCAGAAACACTTACAGGAGGTACATCTAGTGCATCTTGGACAACTGCTACATATAATACAATAGACAATAAAAATATCACGTACGATCAAAACAATGAGTTTGAGACTGCTGATAATGATATTATAGACTTTACTGAATCGAACCCATTCGGAACAGTCGGAAATTCAACTGACTTATCAATCTAATGTTAGGAAATTATTCATACAATGAAATTTTTCGTAAGACTATTGTAGCTTTCGGAACATTGTTTAACAACATCGAAATTCGTCGTTCTGACGAGGTGATGAAAGTACCTTTGGCATATGGTCCAAAGCAGAAATTTTTAGCAAGGTTAGACCAAAACCCAGACCCAACAAATAAAAGGGTTCAGATAACTTTACCTAGACTTTCGTTTGAAATTAATAGTATAGGATATGATCCTGCCAGAAAGGTATCACCTACACAAAAAATTAAATTTAAAAAGGATACTGCTAACAATAAGAATGCCTTTATGCCAGTTCCTTATAATATAGGGTTCGAGTTAGCAATTATATCAAAAAATCAAGATGACGGATTACAGATCATTGAACAGATTCTTCCGTACTTTCAACCTCATTATAATCTCTCAGTTAAACTCCAAACAACAATAGGAGAAACTAAAGATGTTCCTGTAGTATTACAGAACATAGATTATGAGGATGACTATGAAGGAGATTTCGCAAATCGTAGAGCTATTATATACACCTTAACATTTACTGCAAAGACCTATCTATATGGTCCTATTACAGATGCTAAGACAATCAAGAAAGCTATTACAGATACTTACAGTTCAATCAATACAACTACAGCACCAAGAGAACGCAGATATGTTGTTACTCCTACTGCACTAACAGATCAAGATGGAGTAGGACTTACTACTCTTACTGCTGCAATGGATGTAAATGATGGAATCATATCTGTTGCTAGTGTAACATCTCTAGAACAAGGAGTTGATATTCAGATTGGTACTGAGGTTATGCATATTAACAGAGTTGTTGGTAGCACACTTCATGTTAGTCGAGGATGGAATAACACAACCATTGCAGGACATCAGAACGGTGCAGCTATTCTCAAGATAGATGAGGATGATGCAGCACTACTTGATTCTGAGGATGACTTTGGATTTGGTGAGATATACTCCGAATACACAGATCAGAAGAAACGTGACCCTATTAGTGGTACGGATGTTTCAGTATGACTTACGATGGATTGAAAAAGGCATTTGGTGAAGAACCTTCTGAACTACAGAAACATGTAGAATCTGTTAAAAAAGAGATTAAGAAGAGTGACACACCAGATGTACAACAAGATTATGAAATGAGTCGAGCTCATCTACATAATTTGGTACTGAAAGGACAGGAGGCAGTTGATGGTATACTTGATGTGGCACGAGCAAGTGATCATCCTCGTGCTTATGAAGTTGCTGCAACGACAATTAAAGCAGTAGCAGATACAACAGATAAGTTAATAGATTTACAAACTAAGATGAAGGAGTTGGATAAGGAAGAAAAGAAAGGTCCAACTAATGTTACTAATGCTATGTTTGTAGGAAGTACTGCAGACCTTCAAAAGATGTTGAAGAATATAAATAAAGATGAATCTACATAGACACGACAATGACAGTTCTTAATGTATTAAGTACTAATTCAGTAGCCGCTGGTGCTTCTGAATATCAAACAGTACAAACAGGATATTATAGAGTTGGTTCTACAGCAGGTGCTGCTACTGTTTCTTTTAACGGTGGACCCGCAATAACTCTAGTACAAAACGAATTTATTCTTATTAAAGGCAGTAAGCCAGGTACAGCAAAGATTGTAAAAGGTACTGCTGATGCAACTACTGATTATTATGTTGGTGAACATGTTCAAGATACATCTAGTAATCATCCATTTTCTGTGGGAGATTATATTGCTGTAGTTGATGATGGAACAGACACTGCTATCAATGCTGCTTTCTTATCTGCTGGTACTGTTGGTAAAAAGATAACTGCTGATAACGGTTTAGGTATGTTAAGTACAGATATCGATTCATCTGCTACTAGTACTTACACATGGTCATCAGGTAGAAAAGCATTAATACAACGTGCTGTTAAGATAACTGCTGCCACTAGTGCAGTTATTATCGAAGAAGTCCAAGTGGTTGGAGGCTAAGATGCCTCTGGTTAATCAAAAGGCAGAA